AAGCTCTTGCGGATAACCGTGAAGCTGTGGCGAGACAAACGCAGCCTGGATGCGAACTCTTACTACTGGGTGCTTCTCTCAAGATTGGCGGAGGCGGTCGGAATTTCAAAGCCCAGAGCGCACAATCTTATGCTCCGGAAGTATGGGCAGAACCTTGTGATTGATTCACAGATAGCCTTTCTGGTGATACCGGATACTGAGGAAGCAGAAGAGACTGCACTGGAGGCTGAGAGCTTCCACATCCGGCCAACTTCACAGGTTAAGCAGGGCAAGGATGGAAAGATGTACAGAACATACACTGTCCTGGCAGGATCCAGTACCTATGACACAAAGGAAATGAGCGAACTGATAAACGGACTGGTTAGTGAATGCAAGGAGCAGGGAATAGAAACCCTGACCCCGGATGAACTGGCCCGGATGATGAAAGACTATGAAGAGAACCACAAAAAGAAAACTGTTTAGTGTGCTGACCGATGATCTGGAGCATTGCATTATTACCGGTAATACAGAAGTGGCAATACATCACGTATTTAATGGCCCGAACCGGAACTTATCGGAGGATTACGGTTTTATTGTTCCGCTCCGGCCAGATTGGCACAATATGATGCCGTACAGTGTGCATATGGACCAACAGTTTGATGAGAGCCTGAAGCGGAAGGCTCAGACCTATTACGAGGAGCATATTGGCACCAGAGAGCAGTTCATTGCCGAGTTTGGCAAGAGTTATTTATAACGGTACAACAGCCGCAGGGCTAGTACATAGTAACCCGTAGACAGCATCCTGGCACGCCTTACCGTGTTATATATTACCAACCTTTACAGGATGCCATTGGTTTACCGGGAGGGAGACCGACCCTCCCGCTCCGGAAGGGGGAAGAGATTTGTCGGAAAAGAAATTGACAGAAATGGAAATCTTTACCAGTGCTTTATACAATGCGCTGGGTGTAGGACATAAGAACGCGCAGACCCGCAGGGAGCTGTGCAAGCGCCTCGGATGCAGCGATCGGATGCTCCGCAAGGGAATAGAGATTCTGCGGCTTGATTACGCGATTCTGAGCCGTGACGATGGCAAGGGCTATTACCTGCCGGAGACAACGGATGCGGGGCGGGCAGATGCCAAGCGCTGGTCTAAGCGGCAAGATCGCCGCGTGCAGGCAATCCGCGCAGCACAGGCGGGAGCACTTAAATTTGCGACGGGATGGAAAGAGCCGAAGGGCATATATGGACAGATTAGCATGTTCAGGGATGGAGGACAGCAGGATGGGGAAGATGCAGAGAGAAAAAGGAAAACGCGGAGAGCGTGAGCTTGCTGGCATCCTGCGGGATTATGGATATAATTGCCACCGGGGTCAGCAGTATTGTGGGACTTCTGGCGATGCAGATGTGATCGGACTTCCAGATGTACATATCGAGGTCAAACGGGTGGAAGACCTTAGACTCCGGAAGGCATTACAGCAGGCTTCCAGAGATGCAAGAGCGGGTGAGATTCCGGTGGTAATGCACCGGCGCAACCGTGAGCCGTGGCGGGTATCCATGTATCTGCAGAACTTCCAGAAGATGTATTCTGACGATATTTTTGATGAATTGAGGGCGCGGATCCGCGGCGGAATCATAACTCTGCTGCTGGATGCGTGGATCTGCTACTACAGGGACTGGCAGGCAGGAAAGGAGATGGGCTTAGATGGCAGATAAAAAAAGTTTTGTAATGTATGAGAGCTGGGGAGCAGCCATTGAAAAAATGAATAATGAGCAGGCTGGCGAACTCATCAAAGCTATCTATGCCTTTCAGAAGAATCCGGACGTAGTACCGGAGGATCCTGCTATTGCATTCGTATTCGAGATTATCAAACAGAAGCTCGAAGAAGACAATAAGCGCTAT